AAACCACTTCGACATGCGGTAACAAAGTTACTCGGCTTACTGGGAGTGTCAACAATTCTACAGAGATAAATAATACAATTGAGGTCCTAGGACTTAATGGCTACAGAGGAGGCGATCTTACGGGATTAGCTAAATTAATAGTGCCAGTCCAACTGTAACGAAAAGGGGGGCAGTTTATAGTCGTGCAAAGACTGTTATACTAGTAAAGGTGCAACAAGTGGAGCTAAAGCAGATCCAACTTTCCAAGCGACTTTAGCACCTGGTAGCACGTTTCTTTTGAGCCATTTTCCTACTTTTGGGAAGAATCCTGACTCTCTAGTGGCAGACCCACCCGTAGGGCCGGTAAAATGTCCCATTCCATTCTTCTGGGCTAATGCAGCAGCGTGCATTTGTAAGCCAACAGAATCAGAATGAAATAAGTTCAAACCAGACCTGGACGGTAGGATCATTTGATTAACGGAGAAAACTTCTATATTCATAGTGACTTCCCATCTTATAAGTTCTAATGAAGCTTGTAATCCTGTAAAACCAACCACAAAAGTCGGCGCTGTAGCGGCAGTTGATGTAGCGATATTTGGATTCTTAATTTCATGTTCTTGTTGAGAAGCTGGAAACCATACATGTCCAGAAGGTTCAATTGCAGTACCAATGTAAGCATAAGTAAAATCAGAAATAGCATCTTGTGTAATAGGGGCAGCTATAGTTGTTCCCATAGGAGGGAGTAAAGCTACTGCTGCACGTCCTGTTGCATTTAGCATATTTCCTTGATACTCAAACTTAACCCCCATAGAAACTATTCGGTAGGCTGTAATCTCGGTAATTAAATTAGCGTGATCGTGTACAGACCAAACAGCTGCGGAAGCTGAGGTATGAGCAGTTCCGTCCATAGTGGTGGTACCAGAGCGTCCAGTCATGTTGAAAGCATCACGTAAACTAAAGTTTACAGCAAACTCCCAATCACCACCTGCGCTACTGGATCCAGTTCCACTAGAACGAACAGTTCTGAGACCGGTGGGGTAGGCTCCATTATCTGGGATAAAGGCCTTTTGATTCCACGGGTCAAGTAAGGTTGCCAGGTAAGGCATGGCACGCTCTGGGTTCGAAGAGGCTAATGAACTGACTCTACTTAAGTAAGAAGATGCAGAAGCATTACCGCCTCGACCATGCATACCACGCTCAACGGCTTTAAGACGAGATTCAACACTTTGTTCGAAGGGGTTATTACCCATTTCTCGGTTCAATCCAGATTGTTGTGTAGGTCGTCTCCTACGGCGATTTTGGGCTTTTCTAGAAGCCATATTAAGGTCCCCACCAACCGTTAATAGCCCGTCCTTAACTAAATCGTCAAAGATAGGTGAGTTACGCAAAGAGTAACAAAGTCCAGCATTTTGTTCCTCACTAGGAGGTGAGCCGGACCAACAACGGTATAGAGAACGCCATACAGATTCAGGTTCTGCGATGCCATCATTGTAGAAATGACTACAAAAATGAAAACTAGAACCAGTGCTAGGCACGCCGTCATCGATATTGTGACCTAATTCACGATACCTCTTAATAGAGTCCGGAATGGTTTCTTCTACGGCATCATCACCATTAGCTTTGATTCCTGGTTTTACACCAGCACGACGTGCTATAATTACATGAAGCATGACACGTGCCCATGTATTAAACAAGGACGTAATGTATCTACCAGATGCCATTAAGGACGGTTCGCGTAAGCTAAATAGAAGGCCTGTAGGGGTCATAAACAGAGGAGCAGCACACACTATAGTGTGGCCCATAACTGT